TGGCAGGCTCTCCAGTTGCGCTACGGTAATCAGGCGCGGTGCCAGCGTGCCATCACCTGCGGCAGCCGACAGCGCCGGCATTGTCTCAGTCGTTGCAACCGTGATCGAGCGGTGCGGCATCTCATCCGAGATCGTGCCGCCGCCGCTGATCTGGCCGATGATGTCGTACATGGATGCCGACAGCGTAGGCATCGTCTCGGTGGTCGAGACTGTGATTGACAGCGCAGCAAGCGCGGTATCTGGCACGCCCGCATAGGCTTGCGACACCTGGACGGACTTGGTTGCGCCGGTATCAACGCCCGATACCAGCGTGGGCAGCGTCTCAGTGGTCGATACCGAGATAGACGACAGCGCGGCAGCGTATGGCAGGATCGTGTAAGCCTGCGACACCTGCACATCGACAAATGACGTGTCAGACGTAGCCGTAAGCGATGGCAGCGTTTCGGTCGTTGCGACCGTAATGGCCGCGACAATAGGTACGCCGGCGTATACCTGCGAGACATCAATCGGCCCGAGCGACGCAGATGACTGCGTCGCCAGCAGAGTCAGCAGCACGGCTTAGCCTATGGCTTCCAACGCGGTAAGCGTGGCCTGCGTCTGCGCGATCTCGGCCTCGATGCGAGTCATGCCCTCGACGTCGCCGAGCGCGGTGTAGCTGGACATAAGCTGCGACAGGTAGGTCAGCCGAGCGCGTGCCAGCGATGCGAGGTCGTTGATTGTCATCAGATCACCATCTGTCGAAGCATTACGGTGCTGGTATTAAGCAGCATGTATGCGTAAGTGATTTCCGTCGCGCCGTCTTTGTACGTCACATCAAACGCAGTGTCGCCGACGAGAGCCGCGCCCTGCGTGTAGGTCAGCGTTCCCCACCCGTCCATCTCGCCGATCACAAAGTTGTGGCGAAACCACCTGCCGGTTGCGTCTTTCTGAATGTAAAGGTTGCTTCCTTTGTAGATGTACTTAGTGCCTGCGCCGAAGACTTCTGTATTCGGTGCATATACAGCATTGACCCAGCCATTTGATGGAATGTCGTAGTAGTCGAGGGCAGCGCCAGCCGCACCGCGAAACGAATAAATCCGGCGACCGTTGATGATTGCGTTTTCGACGCTCCAGTCTGTCTCTGCTGCGCTCCACACCCAATGACCGGACATACCCGCGCCCGGCGCAGCGCCCCGCGCAGGCGATGGGCTAAGGTTGCTCCACGAGTTGCCGCTGATGCTGTACCGATAAGTTGCAGTTGCGTTGTTTCCAATCAGATAAAGGAAATCGTCGTTGCCCTCGATGGCGTACTGGCTTGTATTGTCGGGGTTAACCGTCCAGTTACCGCCAGAAACGACGGTGATTTGCGTTGCGGTGTTGCTGGCAATTGGTCGAACTTGTCCAGCCCCGGTGCCTGCGGTGATTCGTAACTGGTAGGCATTCGCCCACTGATTTGTCGCCCAGTTTTTGCCGGTGTGATTGATCAGATTGACGCCGCCAGACGTAGCAGTGCCGGTGACAAAGGTTTTGTACCCGCCATCAATCCATGACGGGGTGGCGACCAGCCTACAATCCGTGCCGATTGTTCCCGCGAAGCCTGTGTGAGCTAATGTCACCCATGTATTCGTCGCGAAGTCGTATTTCTTGAAAATGCCCGAGCCGGCAGTGCCTGCGGTCAAGACATACCAAACCGGAGTAGCCAGTCGATACAGCGTTTGATCGGTGAAAGCATTGGTCTCCGGCGCACCCTCAAACGTGATGACGGAAGTGCCGGATGTCTGTGTGTTTGATGCAATGACTTTTGTTTTGCCAGCATTCGGCCCGCCCATGATGTGCACGGAATAACCGCGCAGATCCCGAGCAAGCGTTTGGTTGGTGGTGATGCTTGTCGTCGTGCCTGCGGTGGCCTGCAAATAAAACACACCAGCCGAAATGCCGGTGCTGAAGCTGCCAGCGACTCCGCAGGCTCCCGCCGCAATTGCGTTAAGAAGCGTCGGATTCGGAACTTGCACCCAGCCCTCTTCGGCAGGGTTGAAAAGGTATGCAACGGTGTTGCTCTGAACATAGAGTTGTAACTGCCGGTGATCTCTGGCCGATGCCACGAATGCGCCAGCGGCTGTCACAACCGGAGCGGGCGTGCCGAACTCCCATCGCTTCTGATCGAGAATCTTCCTGTTTCCGTTTGTCGTCGTCATGGCTTAGCTCACAGAGATGTTGCGGCGCAGGCTGTCAGCACCGAGTCGCATAAGGGATGGGATCTGCTCGGTTGCGGACAGGCCGCCGATGTTGGTTTGGTTTGTCAGCGTGCCGACAGTCGTGACGGTCGTTACCGTGCCGACTGTCGTAATCGTTGCCAGCGTTAGGCCAGCGGTGATCGCATCGATTGCCACGCGCATCCGCGCTGCCGTGTCCGGCTGCATTTGACCCACGCTGCGGGTCAGCGACTGGACGGCCATCCGCATCGCCTCGATGGCCTCGATCAGCTCGCCGTAGGCCGCAATCGGCAGTGGTGCGGCATCGCTAACATCGACCGCCGTGCCATCCGCGCCGGCCGCCAGCTTTATGCGCTGGTAGTGCGCCCCGCCGATGTCGTCAGTTGCTACCGTCGCGCCCGAGCCGGGCGTGTACGCAAGGTTGTCGGCCATTACAGACTCGTGAGTTTGAGATAAAGGAGCGAGTAGTCGGTGATGTTCGCCGCCTGCCCGGATGTGACCGTCAGCGTGTAATTGGCATAACCCACGGTCGGCGTGACCGTCGTGGACGCAATCGCCGTCTCGGTCGGGTCGCCCTGCACCAGCGCAATCGTTAGCTGGCTGGTGCCGTCGCCCTTGGCCCGCACCACAACCGAGTGGTCGGTATTCACACCTGGATCCGACACGGTGGTCAGCCGCGTCTTGTAGGTGCTGGCGCTCGAGACGGTGATGTAGTCCGAGTCGTTGGTCGCCGACTCGTCGATCATCGCGTAACGATCCGAGCCGCTGGATGCCGTCCATGCGCCATTGCTGGTGTCGGCGATTGGGCGCAGGAAGGTGAGCGGCGTGGCGGTGAATACACCCGACTCGACATACGCGCTGTCGCCGCCCGCATTGGTGCTGGCAACGCGGATCTTGTAGCTCGTGCCAGGCGTCAGCACGTTGCCCGATGCAAGCGTCGTGGCGTTGGCGGCGGTGGGCGAGCCGCTAAAGGCTGTCCAGGAGCTGTAAGGCGACGGCGCGTACTGCACCTTGAATCCGGCTTCGGTGCTGCTGTTGTCCGTCCACGATGCGGTGACGGCAAAGGCGGTGACGCTGCCAGCGGTGACGCCGCTGGGCGCGGTGGGCGGAACCAATAATGTCGGCGCAGATTCGGGCGGGTAACGAAGCCAGAAAACTTTTACGTCTAAATCGCCGAACTGCTGCGTCGTGTAAACCTTGAGCGTTGCAGACGTTGGCCGGGTTGTAGGCGGGGGGACAACGAGTATCCATCTGACATAAGTAGCCTCGGAAGTCCCAAGGTCTGGAATTACATATTGCTCAGCGGCGTTTTGTTGTGAGCCAGCCCCTACTCCATTGCCTATTGTGCATTCGTCAGTGATTGCCTGATCCGCGCCGCCGTCGTAACTGATCTGAGGGCGCTTTGCCGTATCGGTGGTATATCCCTTTCCGGCAAACAGTTGGCTTCCAGAGCCTGTCGCGCCAATAATTACGGCGCTGCACCAGTCTGGATTATCGTAAATAGCTTGGAACAGCGTGGTTACATCAAAAGACACCAGCTTTACTGTGTCCGTATCAGTAACAGTTTGCGTAGCCCACGCAGAAGTACCGTTGCCGGTTGCAGTTGAGTCCCACCAACTGCCGCCGTCGATGTTACTGCCGCCAGCATTTTTCCAATTAGTCGGGACAGTGGAATCAAACGCCGACTTGGTGATTTTTGTAACGTCGACAACAGGTCTTGTCATTATGGCCTCGGCAAATTTCGCCAGCGCGACGGAATTGGAAAAGAAGGATTGCGTGCGCTAATCCAGTTTGCAACAATCCAATTCCAGCAAGTAAGTCCGTCTGTAAGATCCGTAATCATAGATATAGCCGCAGCCATACTAGCTGGCGGGCCATCGGAACTGTTAATTGTATTTAAAACGTCTGTCTGAGGATAATTTTGGTCAATAAAACAAGAGTAGACTTGATCCCAGCTGCCAATAAAAGCAAGCGGAGTTGTGGTAGCCAAAGGATTTACAAAATTACCTATTAACCATCCGGTTTGATTGTTTTTTGTAGGTATTGTTGCAATTTTAACAAGCCAATTTAAAAGGTTTGCTGTTTCAAATCCCAAATCTTTAGAGTGCGCCAATGCAATTATCATATACGCACTTTGAAAAGGTGCTTGCGCCCTACTTATAGGCACGTTCCACCTACTTTGATATTGAAATGCAAACGACTCAGTACCGCCTTGGTTTGCATCCCAAAAATACAAAGGGCTTATGCCAAGATTACCGTACATATCAGCGCGGCCGATAGTTTGCCCCCATATGTAATCAGCACTACCTTGGCCCGCCCCTCCGGCGACCTCCCGAATGCCTTCAGCAATAGCTATGGCGCTATTAACCATGTAAGTGTGATAAGTTTTCTCGTGGCTGCTATCTACGGAAAAAGCTGCGGCGCTTACTCTATTTCTTAGTATCCAAGCCTGTCGCCTAGTATCTCCCGGCAAGGCGGCAGACGTTAAAGCGGAGCCGCGCCCATAAAAACCAGATCCGGTTCCCGTCTGATTCTGCGAATTAAAAGCCGCCCAAGACGACCAAAGCTGCATCTGCTCAAGCCAAAGATATTCGCCTGTAGTTACATACGGAACTAAATACGGCGCAGGCTGATGTGCGCCGTCGACATTCCATCCATTACTGTTAGTAGGCCAAGAATCGCCTGGATTCCATCCAACAAAAGTCAGCCTGTCCGCAGCATTTGTAAAATAGCTACCATACTGATAACCAGTCAAATAATTATTATCAAAAAGAAAAAGGTCTGGCCTGGCGTATAGATTTATAGGCAAACCTGTTGCGCTTACTGTTTGTGCGGCATTGTATAATTTAGTGCTTGAGCCTTCCCTAAAATTCATCGGCCAAGCCAATGCCATTTCAGCGTGCTTATCACTAATATTTTGAAGTCTATAATCCCCAGATAAAAGTGCGTCAACCGTCCAATTTGGCAATAACGCAATTTCTTCTCGACCGCCCGGAGCGGGCATCGATTTCATCCAAAACCCACCATCAAAGAAATTGGTACTAACAGCACTAAACCTTGTTACTTGGGCTTGAATTTGAGTTTCTGTTAGTTTTGCTGTTGGATCATAGTAGGGTAATGTTTTGGTGTTGGATAAATAGTTTGCATTGTGATCTACGCTAATCGATACCGGGGCATATCCAGACCAAAATGATTTTGTCCAACGTCCGGCCACATGATGCGCAACCGAAGTTTGCGTATAAACTGTAATAGCAGAAGCGTTTCCCGTTGATAGAGATACGTCATAAGTTTGATCTTGTAGCTTCGTTACATCTGAACTTTCGACAATTACGCGAACTTTATATTTGGCAAGCGTCGGCCAAAACTGAACATGAAAAATAGGGCGCAATACTTTGCTTGCGCTCGTCCCAAAGTCATACGTTTTGGCGGTGTGATCGCACAGGATGACCGTTGTGCAGATCGGCCCTTGCGTCCAATAGCGCGAGTTAGGACTGTCGCCGCTGGTATTCGACGCAAGCGTAGCGTCCGAGATTGCATTCAGAATCGTGCGTGCTGCTACCGGCGCACCTGTGATTGGCGACCCGCCGCTAGTAGCGTTGATCGTGCAATTGAAGTCATAGTTCGCCAACATGTTCGCCTTTGTTTCGGGCGTACTGTTGACCGTGGCTTGGTTCTGAAAAGTGAACGTCTTGGCGGTTGTGCTGAGTGACGGGACGATCAGCGACAGAATCGCAAACTTGACCGAGCCATCCGGCCAGCGGTTTTTAACGTCGGCCTGCGTCGCTTGCGCTACACCGTCGATCAACACTTGCGGGTAGTTGGCAATAACGCCCTGTTTGAACACGCGCCCGAACTGGTACGGGTAATTTGTCGCGGTGCTGGCTGGCAGCGACAAAGACATAGTGTTCTCGACAACCACCGCCGCGCCCGTCGCCGTCAGAACCACTGTGCCCAGCGTGCCCCTGTTGCCCGTCTGGAAGCTCGCCAGCGACCACACGAAGTCACGCCCGCTGCCTGCCACGCCAAAGCTACCCCGGACGAACCTGGAGCCGCTGCGAAACTGGCAGTACCAGTTAGCGTCCGGTGCGCCGCCTGTCGTCACCAGCAGGCCAACGCCGGTAACTTCGCCGACCGTGATCGTGGCACCGCTTGCAGTCGCCCACGGCGCGGCCATCGTGCCCGATGCCATCAGCGTATCGGTGCCGCTATAGACTTCGACGACCACCGTGCCGGGTAGCGCCGCCACAACCGCCGATGCTCGAGCAGACGCGAGCGACAGTGCGTCGTACTCAGCCTTCGTCGCCTGGTCGAGCAGGATTGCCACGTTTACGCGCCGGGCCAGGTCTTCGTGTAGGCGGTGATTCGCACGGTCTGACCGCTGGTGATGCTCGCGTTGTCAATGACCATATCTTCAGCGCCGGTGCCGACACTACCCTGCTCGTGCGCGGTGGTGCCGTCGCTCGCATAGATGCGGTAGTGCGCTGCCGTGCCGGTAGCCGATGCGGTGGTGCTAACCGGCAGGCTGTTGAGCACCTTCGCGCCCGCAGATGCAGCGCCGCACCAGTCGGAAGCCAGCGAGAACGTCGCCAGCACCGTGCCGCTGTCAGCCGTTGCGACGGTTGCAGGCTGTGCGCCAGTGCGAATCTTGATGACGGCACTGGTGCCGATTGCGGTTTCCCAGGCGTCTGCCTGAGCGTTGCGCACAACGGCGCTGTACTGTCGAGCCATGCTTACTCCCTAGCAACGCCGATCACCCGGCCCGCTTCGTCTTTGATTACCCGCTTGGGGCGAGACAACTGATCGACGAGTGCCGCCATCAGTTGCAGTTGCTGTTGCTGAAGCTCGACCATCGTCCTAATGCCGATAGACAGCTCTGACGCTACGTCGAAGTCCTCGAATTCCTCGCCCTCTAGCGGCTGATCCTCCAGCCCTTCCGGCATGTCCTGCGAGTCGTCGATCATTGCGGCACCACAGGCTTGGGACGCTTGCCACGCAGGACGGCGAGAGTCGTCTCGTTGCGAGCCGCCACAGCCCCGATGCGGGCCTGCCTGATGGCACTGTCAGCGCGGATCCGCTCGCTTGCGATGTCGCCCTCGATGTCCATTTGCGCTTTCTGGATCTCGGACTGCGCCTTAATTTGCGCCTTCTCGATCTCGGCCTGAATTTGCATCTGCGTCTTTTCGCGCTCGGCCTGCAAGTCGGCTTGTGCCTTGACCTGCTCCATCTCAAGCGCCTGCTGCATCTGTTGCATCTGCTGGCCCATCTGCTGCAACTGGCCCTGAGCTTGTAGCAGCTGCTGCATCAGCACTTCGGGCGAATCAGCCTTCTCGCCTTGGCTTTCCATCTGCTGGATCTGCGGCGGCAGCATCGACTGAAACCTGCGGGCGATCTTGTCGCTCTCCGGGAAGTCCATCGACTTCGCAACCATGTCCATCACCAGCGGGCCTGCCTGCGGTGCGGATCGCATGAACTCGAGCAGGAACTGGCTCATTTCTTCGCGCTTGCTTGTGAAGCTCGGCCCGGTATCGACCACCAGGTCGTACTTGCCACGCGCCAGCTCATACACCTGCCCGTATTCGTCCGGCTGGCCGTTGATGTTGACGTTACGCACCGCGCCGTCTTCGCCAAGTACGCGCACCATGCGCGGCTTGTTGTAGATGGCCGGAATCAGGTCAATCAGGCAGCGCCCGCCGTACTTGATAGCCCGCGACAGGTTGTCGATGAAGTGGAAGGTTGAAACATCGCCTTCGCGCTGCCGGGCCATGATTGCGCGGCCCGATGTTTCGTTGCTGCGAGCGCCCAGCGATGCGTCGTAAATCCCCAGGATCGACTTCATGTCGTCGCTGCTGTTGAGCGCCTCTTGCAGCGCCCCAGCGGGCACGCCTGCAAAAGGTTGGCGCTGCGGCGGGATGCCACCTTCGTACTCGAGATACGGGTGGCTCTTTGTGTTGGCCGACTGCCACTTCGGGTCGCCATCGAAAGCGCCACGCGGGCCGATGAATGGTGCCTTCGGTGCCAGTGCTACAAGCTCGGTGCTTGCAGTGCGCCAGAAGTTGAACATCATCTGCGAGTCACGCGCATCGCGTATCAGGCTGCGGAAGTACCGCTTGCCCTGCACGTTCACTTCGTCGCCGTAGACTGGGACGATGGGGATATAGCGCCCCGGCCACGAGTTCTTCTCCAGCACCTCTGCGCCGGTCATCAGCGACTGCGTGACGCGGTAGCACCGTGTGTCGCGCTCGCCGGTCACTGTCACGCCCTGCGCGAGCCACAGCGCCTGGTGCTGCTTGTACTGGTCTGCGCTAATCACCTGGCCGTTGGACAGCGCGACGATGGGCTTGGTGTACTCCTCGCGCTCCCAGTACTCGGCGATACGCACCGACTCCTCGTTGCTCCAGAGTTGATCCTTGTCGTCGCCATCAGCCGACCAGTCGCTCGCTTGCGTTTCCTTGCCGTAGCGCGAATGGAAATCGTCTGTCGGCAGCATCTCGGTGACGAATGCGTATCGCCAATCAGACGCATCTGCCGCCTGACTAAGCGGATCGCCGTAGACCGTAAACGGATTGGCGACTCGCTTAATCAGAATGTCAAGATCAAACGTATCGTCGTGAGCGTAGTCTGTGTCAATGCGGAAGTAACCGACGCCCGTATAAACGGCGCTTTCAAGCGCGGTGTCGTAGGCGACGTCCGCATTGCTGCTCTGCTCGATATTGCGGATCAGGCCGGTAAAGATTTCGGCAGTCTTCGGGTCTGCTTGGCTGTCAGCAGGACGGATGCGAATCGCCGGCTTGTTCATCCTCGCATCGTTGACAATCTGCCGTGCAAAGGCTGGCATTCTGTTGATGGTCAGACACGGCCTGCCATCAGCCTTGCGCTGCTTTATGACATCTGCCGGCCATTGCTCGCCCATGCGGGCAAACATCAGGTCGTCGAGCATCCACTGACGGTTTTCGGCCTCGGCGTCGTGCGAGAGCTTGAACCGCTCCCGCGCATTCGCGATAGTGTCTTTGTCTGACATTAGGCCATCCAGTTGATTTCAGCGGCGTGCGCTTTGCGTGCCGGTTGTTGTTCCTGATTCGCCACCGCCAGATAGCGAAACGCATCGGCGTAGTGACTAGTCCAGTCGTGAAGCGGGCCAAGTGACACTTGCCGCTTGTCGTCAATCTTTTCTCTGTACTGGCGCAGCGCATCCAGCAACCCGGCACATCGGCGCTTGTTGAACCACGCACGCGGTATCAGCATTCGCGCTGCGTTGATGCCGTCCTGGACGGGCAAGTTAGGCGTGATGCGGAACCTGATGCCAAGCCCTGCGGCTGTCTCCAGCCTGCTGCGTCCGGTGCCCAGCTCGCGCACCTCGATGTCATGCGGTGCCCAGTGGTCGCCATAGTTGTAGGCGCGATCCTTGACTACGCGGACGTAGTGATCCAGGCCGTAGCCGCTGGCTTCGTAGGCATCGACAATGCGAACCGAGCCGCCGCGTGGCGACTGAAAGAAAATGATCGTGGTGCTGTCTGCTACGCCCAAGTCCCACGCTGTATGCACAGGCGTTGCCGGGTCAATCGGCACCTCGGTGATCCGACCGTCTGCATCAGCGGCTTGCAGATCCTTGGCGTAAAACGCACCTTGGATCGCGGCCTCGAAGCTGCACTCAAACTCCTGCGCGAACTGGTCGGTCGTCATCTGACTCGCCGCAGCAGTCAATTCGTCGGCTGGCAGGATGCCGGTTTCGCTCGCTCGCAGCATCAGCCGAAACCAGTCAGCTTTACCGTCCGCTTCTTGAAACTGTCGGTAGAAACTGTTGTGGCCTTTTGGCGTGCCGATGAATACCGCGCTGCCTTTTCTGTCAGCCAGCAGCGGGCGAATTACCTCGCCCCAGATATGCGGCGCGAAGTCGGCGTATTCGTCCAGCACCACTTCGTCCAGGTAGATGCCGCGCAATCTCACATCCGCGTTATCTGCGCCATAAAGCCTGATCCGCGATCCATTCGGAAAGTCGGCGCGTAGCTCCACTTCGCTGAACTGCACGCCAGGCACAACCGATGCGAAACGCTTCAGGTAGCTCCACGCCACATCCTTGGCCTGGCCGAAGTACGGCGCGATGTATGCGCCACGCCAGTCAGGCTTATCCGTCGTCAGCGCCTTGCGCAACAAGTCATTGATGCACGCGACCGTCTTACCCGCACGGCGATGGCAGACCATCACCGACCAACGCTGGTTGCGCTGGTGGAACGGCAGGAATGCCGCCCGTGGCGAGTAAGGAATTACGATGCGGGCTGATTCGCCCATGTAAACGTAACGGGAAACTCGCCGTCTTCGCCGGGGCCTTCGATGCTCACCGCCATTAAATCAGGCAGCGATTTCTTCAGCAGAATCTCAATTGATCGCAATTGCGTCGGACTCAGATCAAGCTCGCCAAGTGCGCAACCGGTAAGCCGATTTATTAACTGAGTCGTCTGGATCTTTGTGCGGATTTCGTCTTGGTGACGAGTTCTAAGTCGAGCAGCCATGCGGAGTTCCCTTGGGATTATTCCGGGTAAAAAAAAGCGCCCAAGGCGGGCGCAAATGAGTCTGAGGAGGAGAGACAGACACGGAAAGCGGAGACACCTTCCCGACCCAAATTCTCCGGCTAATGAGCGGGCGGCGTAATGGTATCGTCGTGAGTCGCCATTAGGCGTAGTGATATGTTTTTGGCTTCAGCGCAGCGGTAACTTGATCTTTGTCCCATTGCAGAATGCCGTTGTGAGACTTCTGCGGCGTGACTCCTGCATAAGCCCGTTTCTCGGACAGCGAGTTGTGAACTGTGCGCGGTGACACGCCTGCGAGCGCGGCGACTTCTGCCGTCGTGTACCAATTGCGATACGTCTTCATTCGATCCCCCTTCTGTTCAGCGTGATCTTGAGCATGTCTCGTGCTCGAGCGAAAACGTCCTGGAGCGGAATGCTGCTGGCCCACTGGCTCCGAATGAGAACGTGATGCACGGCCCTGCGCTCTATCGGCTCCAGGCTGTCTATCGCCGCATCGACCGCCAGCGCGTGAGTCATGTCCATGCTGTCCGTCATCGTCTCGAAATCGGTGCCGCCGCGGTAACGAATCCCCGCCGCGGTGCTGGGATAGCCCAACTCGTGCCGGTGATCCGTCTGCCGAATCCACTCGCGCCAGACGTCCAGCAGGTACGAAAGGCGGTCGTCGGTCATCCGTGCTTCCGCAGGTCGTCCAGCACCTGATCCAAGTTGATCGGCGGCGCGTAGATTGCGACAAGATCCTCGGGCGTTGCCCGCTTGTTTGTCAGCATCGCCACCCAGTCGTGTACCGCGATGACCGCATAGCCGTTGCTCACCCACGCAAGCGCGAGCATCCGGTCGCCGCCGTTAATCTTCTCGACGACGCGGCTTGCGAGCTTTAGGCGGTCAGGCGCTCTCATGACAGATCGACCTCGCGCAGTCGCCCATCTGCGTGCCAGCCATGCACGACGATCCTGATGCCAGCCTCGCGCACCAAAGGCAATAACTCGCTGGCGGTGATCTTGCGCACCCGCGCCGCGACGTTTGTCCAGCTTGTCGTCTGCACGCATAACACCTCGCCGCGCTTTATCGCCAGCAGGTCGCCGAATGTCCACAGGTCGACTTTCCAGACCTTCATCTTTCCCAGCTTGCCTACGCGTTTCGTCTGCTCGACAACCTCCGCGTGATAGCCGTGCTCGCGTAGCCACGCCATGCTGCGACTGGTCGGCGTCGCCTTGCTCAATGCGTGCTCCCGCCGATGCGCGTGTTTTCCAGCGGCGTCGTCGTCCAAAACTCGGACACCATGTCGGGGAACGTCAGGATGACTTCGATCTGCACGGCCTGCCGCTCGCCAGCCTGCTCGGTTACTTGCCGCAGGCATTCCAGCACCAGGTCATTGTCGGTTTCGATGCTCAAACCTTTTCCCCCGGCAGATTTCCCGCGCCAGTGTGTGAAACCATGCAACGCCGTGGTTGATACGCAGCGCCGACAAATGTGTGCACACCAGCACCGGAGTGCTGATGCCCTCGTGGCGCTGCTGGAGGCTGTAAGCACATTGTTCGCACGGCGGTTTGTCGTCTGTCCGTCGGTTGTCAGTGCGTGGTGAGCGTTTCAAGAATCCTCACCCGCAGCTCGTGCGGGCAGTGCTGGGTTGACTCCTCCAGCAGCTCGCGCAGTGCCTCACACCTGTTTTGCCACTTGCCAATCGTGCGAGTGAGATCCAACACCCGCGACTCAAGCAGCGACACCTCTTCGGACAGCAGCAGAATTTCCGATCCAAGCATGTCAGCCCCCGATCTCGAAAAGGTGCTTGCAACTGGCGTCAAACCACGCGGGCGCACGGCCCCTGCCCGCCCAGGTGCTGCCGGTAGCCGGGTCGCGGTACTTCGGCGCGACTTTGCGAGCAGCGGGCTTGGTGCTGGCTTTGCGCTCGAAAACGTCTGCGGCTTGCAGGCCATGCAGGCGGATAAGGTTGCGCACACGCTCCAGCGCGTCAGCCTGTTCTGCGGCGCGGATCTCCGCGATCTGCTTTTCGATTTCTTCTCGTTGGGCGACTAGGTTTTCAAGCACTTGTTTTTCTCCGTGAAATGTCGGCATTCGCCGCTTGTATTGCCGCAGTCAGTGCGGCGTCTGCTGTGCCATTGGCAGCAATCTTTTGCAGGCCGTACAGCCGCTGGTAGCTGGCTTTCAGCGCGAGCTTTGCCAGTCGAGCAGCGTCTGCATCGGCGTCGTCGCCATCCAGCTTTATTGACCGCACGATGCGCGGCAGCGATGCCAGGCGAGCGTGTGCGGCCAGCGCGTCGGGGTTGGGCGTCAGTAACTCAATCACGCCGGTATCTCCCGCCCCAGGTTGTGCAGTGCTTCCAGCGCAATCTTGTAGGACGCATGAGCGACAACCGAGTCGCCAGCGCGGTATCGCTCGATGACCTTGTAGGCCCACTGCGCGTTGTCCTTCTTCGGCGCGACCGCATCGCGGATTGATGCCATCTGCGCCGCGCCGGCCGCGATCTCGTCCTTCGTGCGATCCGGCACCGGCAGCGCTTTCTGGTGCATGGCCTGCGGCATCTTCGACTTCACGAGCTGGACAAACTCGGGGAGCGTCGGCGGCCAGCCGGTGCCAGTTTCTGCAAGCTCGCGCAGCGCATCGCCGACAACCGTCATCGGGTACTTGCTCAGCGCCTGGTGCCACACAAGCGCGCGCTCGGTTGCGTCGCCATTGCCCCATGCCGTCGCGGTTTTCTGCGCGCCGTAAATTGCGATGAAGCGAGAAAACAATCGATCAATCGCGTGCAGCGGAAAGTCTTGGTGGCTCATCGAAGATGTCCAAGGGTTGCGCGGTGTCGATCCGCAGGATTTTTGCGATCACGTCGGCCTGCTTGTCGAGCGCCGTCTTGCCGTATGCCGGTGCCGCGCGGATCTGCGCTCGCTCCTTGCGCACCCAGGTGCGCCATGCCGCAGGCCAGGACTTCATCGTTGAGCCGTGCGCCAGGTGGTAATCGCGGAAAGCGACGGCGACAGTCCCGGCCGACAGATCCGGCCGCTCGGAGTCGCACCATGCAAGCTCGGCTTCGCTTGGAAAGTCAGCGGGTATCGCAATCGAACGAGAGCGGGGAGCGGCGTCAGCCGCGTCTGTTGCGCTCTCTCTCTCTTTTTCTTGGCTCTTGGCTCTTGGCTCTTGGCTCTTGGTTGGTTGCACAGTCGTTGAACAGTCGTTCAACGGTCGTTCAACGCGCGTTGCCTTTCTGCTCAACGCGGACGCCTTGCCTGCTCGCGATGCGTTGTCAGACGCACGCCTAAAGGCCTCGATTTCCCGGTCGCAGCGCGAATGCGTCCATGCGTCGTCGGTCTGCGTAAAGAACTCGTTTAGTACATCGCGCACCGCTGCGGCGTAATCTTTCATCCGAATCTTGCGAGCCAGCAGGTCAACGTCCAGCGGCAGCGGTTGTTCGGTGAGCATGTAGAGATCGATCAGCCTGCGGTAAGCGCAGTCCTCTACCGGGTCAAGGTGCCCGGCATGGGTGGCGTAATCACCGAGATGGAACGGGTAGTAGTTCATGCCGACTGCCGGTAAAGTTGACAGGCTCGCGCCATGAGCCAGTCGGCGAGCAAAATACTGGACATGCGTACAGTCATTCCGCTGGGTACAAATCGGGCCGCAACTGCTGGCGGGAAACGCCGGTTGCGGCTTCAACGGCAAGCACACGCTCCGCAGGAACCCGTTTCCACTGGTGCACGCTTGCTTTGGTCAGCCCCAAAATCGCCGCCAAAGCCGAGTAGCCGCCGACCGCCTTGATCGCTGCGCTTAGTGGTTCTGCCCGGTCAGGGCAATGGTTTTTTGATGTCATGCGTGAAGTATGACTCATCCATACTTCAATAGTCAAGCGCATCCGTACATCCAGGCACTTGTTTTGCTATAACTTCGCCGAATGAAGATTGGCGAACGAATGAAGGCGGCCCGGTTGCAGGCTGGCCTTACGCAGCAACAAGTGGCTGATGTACTTCAGTCCACTAAGGCGTCTGTGAGCCAGTACGAAAACGACTACTACCACCCGAGCCTTGACGCCCTGGTCAAGTTTTCGCAGCTAACCGGGGCCAGCTTGGATTGGCTGATCCTTGGCCGCGAAGCGTCTGCGGGCTACGACAAGCGAATTCGAGAGCTGCCCGAAGCACTGCGCGAGTACGTTGTAGAAGCCCTGTTGCTTGCCGAGCGCGTGCAGACATCAACGCCAGCAAAATTCCTTCGCCCGCCCACGAGCGACACTTACGTTGAGTTCTCGAGCTACCTGTCGCAGCTCGCAAAAAACGACGAAAAGTTGATCAAGTAAAAAAATTTGCGTTGCGAGTTTGGATTTGCTTGACTCTATGTGTGGATGTGCCATACTTCTATCCATGCCGCAACAAGCGGTGACACAGGAGAGATAGAGATGGACATGAACATTTTTTTTCGCCGCAGGCACGAAGCCCGCGCCGAACGCAGCGACACGCTGCAAGAGTCTCGAGACACCTGGACGATTGACCGCAGCAACCAGATCGTTGAGGCACTGGCGGGGATGAGCAGCACCGGGCGTCCAGGCGTTTACCCAAGCCTGCTGCAAGTCAAAGTTAACGGCAGCGCCACGGTTGGCGGTCGCACAGAGGTGAGCGTTTTTGAGGAATTCGGCTGGTGGCTGGCCGAGAACTCCGACCTGCTGACGGCAGCGAACACTCGCGACTTCTGCACAAACCCCATTCGCACCGACATCAAGCTCTTTCGCAAATTCGCCGACCATCAGGCCGAGTTTGAAGCCGGCTGCAAGTCGGATGAGTTTTTCGACGACGGCGGCCCGGATTGGGAGGCGGCATGAAACGCGCCCCATTCCTTACCAATCCTTACGGCGGCACTCGCATGGACGGCGTGCGCCGCCACGACCTGAACTGGTCAGACATCTGCGGCGACGACCGCGGCGAGCTCAGCACCATCACCGGCATTTTGAACTCGGCCCTGTTGGGCGCAGGCATGTGGGCCGCGCTGGCCGCATTTGTGATTATTTTGTGGGGGGTGATGTCGTGAAAGAACTTTCAGCAGCGATGGCACTGGCTTTCGCCAAAATTGAAGGCGCGGTAAAGGGCAAGACCAACCCGGCATTCCGCAGCAAGTATGCGGATCTGTCATCGGTCGTGGACGCGGTGAAACCCGCACTGGCCGAGCATGGCCTGTGGTTTCGGCAGGTGACACACCCGGCTGACGGCGGTGTGTGCGTTGAGACGGTCATTCATCACTCAAGTGGCGAGTCGCTGGCCTGCGGGCCGTTGTTTGTCCCGGCCAGCAAGCAGGACGCGCAGGGCTTTGGCAGCGCACTGACGTACTGCCGCCGCTATTCGCTAATGGCCGCATTCGGCGTCCCGGCAGAAGACGACGACGGCAACGCGGCGGTCGCCAGCAAGCCTGCCCCGAAGCCGCCAGTCGCCATTAACGACACCGAAGCGGCGTTGGTGCTGGATAGCCTGCGCGATGCGGCCATGAGCGGTTTGGATGCGTTGCAGGCGCGGTTTAAGAAGATTCCTAACTCGCCGACTAAGGCGGCTGTATGGGAGCGGCACCAGGGCGAGTTGAAAGCGGTGGCTACTCGCGTACACATGCCGGAAGTGCCCGCGTTTCCCAGCACAAAGGTGGCCGCATGAATGACGCCGAGAAAGCCGCCTGGCTTAACCAGCGCTGCGGGAAGCTCACCGCGTCGCGCATGGCCGATGCGATGGATCTCACCGCGAAAGGTGCGGACAGCGCCAAACGTAAGGCGCTGAAGGTTGAGCTGCTGGCCGAAAGGCTGACGGGCGATGCCGTGCCGCATTTCGTCAATTCGTTTATGCAGTGGGGCCTCGAGCAGGAGCCGGCAGCAAAAGCGGCTTACGAGCTGGCAAGCAGTCAGATGATCCTGCCCTGCGGCTTCTACGACCACCCGCAGATCAGCGAGTTTGGCGCAACGCCAGACGGACTGATTCCAGGTGGCGTCATCGAATTCAAGTGCCCGCAGACGACGACGCACATTGGCTGGATTTTGGCCGGTGGCGTGCCCGAGCAGCACCGTCCGCAGATCCTCGCGCAGCTTGCGTGCACCGGGCGCGAGCGTGCGGTTTTCGTCAGCTTCGACCCGCGCATACGGGACGAGCGCAAGCGGCTGTTTATCGCGGAGTGGGTGCCCGCGAAGGAAGAGATCCAGGCGGTGGAAGAGCACGCCCGCAAGTTCCTTGCGGAAGTGGAAACGATGTTTCAACAACTCACAGAAAGGGAAGCGGCATGAGTCAGTACGACAACACCAACAAGGGAATCATCAGCAAAAACACGCGCAAAGAGTTGGACACGCATCCCGACATTTGCGGCCAAATCAACGTCGATGGCACCGAGTACTGGCTCGACGGCTGGCTGAAGCAGCGCACCGACGGCAGCGGCTCGTTTTACTCGCTGTCCGTCAAGCCGAAAAACGCCACGCCTGCAAAGCCGGCGCAGAAGGCCGCGCCGAAACCCGCGCCTGCAAGCGGCGGGTTTGACGATATGGACGACGACATCCCCTTTTGATCGGACGCCGCACATGAGCGAACTCGAAATCGAAGCCGCATTGCGCCAGCTCGTTGACGCAACGCGTCGCCTTGACCCCGCCTACTGCCAGTCGCACGGCCTGCCGCAGACGACCGACGAAGAGATGGACGCGGCGTTGGAGCGGGCCGAAGACGTGCTGGACGTTTTGGACGAGCTGCAATGAGCGACATCCATTCGTGCAGTTACTACTGCACCCGCCCCGCGTGCGTGCTGGCGCAAAGGGATGAACTGCGGGACAGGCTCCACAAGCAGGCCGAGCCGGTGGTTGAGCCTCATAAACGAGCCACAGTCGGCGACAGCGGCCAGTCTATGACACAGGCCGACGACAACGGCAACCCGAGTTTCTGACCAGGCGCGACCGTGATTCTCACCGACGACGAACTCCGCGTATTGACCGGCCGGCAAATGCGCAGCGCGCAGGCACGAGAATTGCGCGCGCTGGCCGTGCCGTATCGGTTGCGGACTGATGGCACTATCGTCGTATTCAGGAGAGACATCGAAAATGCGCCAACGCAAGCAGCAACGCCAGCTCCCCGCCTGCGTTTATCAGAAGCACAACGCCTACTATCTGGTCAAGCGCAACAAGTGGATCAGGCTCGGCGCAGACCTGCCGGCGGCGCTCGCTGAGTACGCTCGACTGCACGAGCAAAAGCTCGGCGGGATGCCCGCGCTGATAGCACAAGCAATGCCGACAATCACTGCTGGCAAAGCAGCATCGACGCAAAAGCAGTACCGCGACTGCGCCGCGAGACTTTCCGAGGCATTCGCCGACTTTGCGCCGCATCAGGTCACCGGCCGCGATGTTGCCACCCTGCGCCGCGCACACTCGACGACGCCGGCCATTGCAAACCGCCTGCTGACGGTGCTAAAGCTTGTCTTCGACTTTGCGCTCGAAGAGCAGATGATCGACCACAACCCATGCGTCGGCATCAAGCGGATGACAATCGCCGCACGCACCAGGCGCATCAGTCGGCGCGAGTTTGATCTGATCAAAGCGCAGGCCAGGCCAATGCTCAAGGTGATCATGGATCTGTGCTTCGCAACCGGCCAGCGTATCGGTGACGTGCTGAAGGTTTCACGAGCAGACGTGACTGATGCCGGTGTTTTCGTCCAGCAGCAAAAGACCGGCAGCAGACTAATGCTCGCCTGGACGCCCGAGCTTCGCGCCGCAGTCGCCGATGCCAAAGCACTCCACGGCAACGTGTCGCAGCCTTTCCTGCTTGGATCTGCGCCACCGAATTACCACATGATTCACAAACAATGGACGATCGCCTGCGGCCTGGCTGGCATCGATGACGCCAACTTGCACGACCTGCGTGCAATGAGCGGAACGGAGGCTGACGCGCAGGGCATCGACGCTCAGAAACTGCTCGGCCACACCGACTCGCGGGTGACTCAGCGATACCTGCGCGACAAGATCGTGCCGGTGGTTTCTGGCCCGAGTATTAGACAGCGGGCCAAATAATTAGACAGCGCCGCCCGCAAACCCGCATGGATAGCCGATCTCCGGCTCGGCAATGTATTCGGTCATGCCGTGAAAAATCGCCCGTAAACCCGCCACAGTGGCCGATCTTGCTGTTTTTCTGTCTAAGATTTCGGCCGAGCGCGGTATCGAAAATCCCCGCGTTTTACGAGCGTGGTGTTGCGAGTATTAGACAGGTCTGGCGTGCCGAAAAAATATTTCGATCATTTCCTTGACAGGTTACCAGTAACGGCGCACTATCTGTTCATGCGCTGCGGATCGCGGTGCCAAACAAGGAGCAGCAAACATGGTCGACTTTCTGATTCTCCCCGCAGACTTTGCAGCAACCACCACTGTCGTTGTCTGTGCATCGCAGGCAGCGAAAGACTGGTGGTGCGGCGCGGCAAGTTTCAACGTCCGCAAGTCGGCTTTGCCTGACTTTGTTGCCCGCATGGAAGCCGAGGGCTTCCGCTGCGAACTTTCAGCCTAAACCCACCCGCCCGCCGAGCGCGGGCGCATCAAGGAGAACCAAATGATCAAAGCAACCCGCATCACCGAACAAAACCGCGCGGCAATTGTCGCCATCCTTGCCAGCGTCAACGGCAAAGCCACGGCGCACACTTGGACGACTTTCGGCGACATCGAGTACCTTGCGCTGGTAGCCGAAAAGCAACTGCTCGATCTGGTCGGCTCGCAAAAAGCAGCAGTCGGCGCGCGGTTCAACGCAACGAGCGGCGGGAAAGTCGCGAATGCGTACAAGTACGCGCGCAGCGGCACGTCGGTGACCATTGAGCGCCGCTCGACCGGATGGTTTCTGATCGAAGCCAGCGAAGCGACGCTGTACGCCGACGGTGGCGGCGCTCGCAGGCTTACGCTGACAGCAGAGCAGGACAAGCGCGCGGTTGAGTTGTTTCGCGCCGGATACAGCGTCGCGCCTGCGGTCGTGATCGATGCCGTGTGCGAGATTGCAGCGTGACGGCCAAACCCCGCGACTCAAAAACTCGCGTGGCCGCGCACCGCGCGCGGCTGCGTGCCGCCGGCCTGCGACCGATCGAAGTGTGGGCGCAACCGCAGCACCATCAGCCAATCCGCGACTTCGCGGCAGCATTGGAGCGTGGCGATGTACAAGGACAATCCCGCGTGGCCATTCGGCCAGATGCGCAAGCCGGTGAAGTCGCCGAAACCGACGCAACCGGCTGACGTGCCGCCTGCGCCTTTCTAACGCGCCTCCAGGTACAGCCCGATGTTGGACACGGCGTAGCCGGCAAACGCCAGCGCCAAACCGGGCTTGCCGCTCAGGTACAGGTTGGCGGCGATGAAGGCGTAGACGACGCCGACGATGGCGATAAGGTTGGCGCTCATACGTCCAGCACCTCGCCGCGAAACTCAACCTTGCCCTCGGCCAGCACGCTGACAACCTCCGGCCACAGCAGCCGCCCATCGCGCCATGTCAGCACCACAAAGCCGCTGCGCCAGTCGGCAGGCGAGTCTTCGCGATACGAAAAGGCTTCCCATTCCGGCTCGGCCAGCATCCCTGTATCTACGCCGTAGCTTGTCGGCTTGTCGGCGTAGGACGACAGCGGCATCACTTTCATCGAGTGCAGATGCCCGGTGACAAAACTCATGCCGAGCGCACCCTTGACGTTATTCGCAGGGGCATACATGCCGCCCTTGAATCGATGCTTGATCACCGTCGAGTCGTTGACCCACAGGCTCCACGCAAACTCCCATTTTGGGAACAGTCGCCGCAGATCCATCGAATCCATGTCTGCCAATGCTGGGGCAGCACTTTGTATGTACGAGTGCAGGCGAATGTCGTGGTTGCCGAGCGTCCAGATTCGTTTCGCACCCTTGGCAGCGTCCGCGATCTCTTCCATCCGCTCATCCACCGCACGCAGCTCGGCGGCAGGCGTTGGCGGTTGGCTGCCAAACATCTTCGGCCATCTCGAGATACCCGCGCCATCGATCGCGTCACCGTTGCAGACAACGACACTAGGACGCAGATCCGGCAGCATCTTAACCAGCGCACGATTGGCGGTGGAGATGCAGCCTGGCTGAAAGTGGGCGTCCGAGAAGACCACGATGCGTCCGTCGGTGATGTCGATCTTTAGCCTGCCGATTGACTCGTGCGCCACCGTCAGCGGTGTCAGCCGGGCCTCGTTTTTGTGCGCAAGCGGTGGGACGCCAATTGATCTCATCCGCGTCTGAATTGCGCGAATGGACATGTTGAACATCTTGGCGAGTTCTGTCGGCGATGTAGTGACCTTCATCGCATCAACCAACGCCTCGTCCTGGACTTTGCGGGCGACCATCACGCCTCCAGCTTGCCGCTAACTGCCAGCGTTTCAATTGACTCAATCATGCCGGTCGGAATCTCGGTGACATGCGCATGGCCGCCCTCGGTCAAAGTTGCGACGATCTGGCACCAGTCGTCGCCCAGGTGCGTCAGCCAGCCGACGGTGACGCAGCGCAGATGGCTTTTGCCCTTTGGCACAGGTGGCTGCTGGCCTTCTTGCCAGTGCGGCGCGGTAGACATGGCGGCGTCAATCCAAGTAACCGCAACCATGCGTGCTGGCTGGGCCTTGGGCTTGCGGCGGCTCATCTGCTCGCCTCGGCTCCGAGTCCTCGAGACTTGCTCGTTGTAAACGACGATCCGAGCCAAAAGCCCACCACCGCGCCGAGAATGCCGGTGACCACCGCGCTGGCAATCGCCGCACGCACCTCGTTGCTGAATCCGCTTTCGCTTGTGAGTGCGATCCACACCGTGCCGTACAAAAGCGGCATCAGCAGCACGGTCACCCAGAAGGCGGGGCTGTAGAAAAACTTGCCGTCCGCGCTGGCAGCAAATGCTCGAGCGCCCGCAATGCCACCGCCGCCTGCTTCGGTCAGTTCGTACATCTGCGACTGGACGGCAGCGGTCGCGGCTTGCAACGCATCCGGGTCGCGCTGCATGGTTTCGACGGCATCTTGCAGGTTGGTGGCTTGCGTGGCGTCGACAATTAGCTCGCCGACTTTTTGCGCAACGACGATGTTGCGGTCGGTGACGGATGTGCCGTCGGTGAAGACTTTGGACAACTGCGGGATCATTCCCACAATCGTGGGCAGCAGGGCGGCAAGAACGGGCAGCACGGGCGTGGACTCCTTGGTTGGTATGTCGGTAGCCGCCATCAGTCCGACGGCTTGTAGGGGCGCAGAATCGGGGGTTAGAAATAGGGCACGCTCGGCAGCTCGGCGCTTTACCAAGCCCGGAAGTTCCTTACCGGCGGCTAGGTTCCACCGTTGAAACTGGTTGGCGGCACTGGCATAGTCGCCAGCATTCAGAAGGCGCAAGAGAGTGGACTTGCTTAAAGCGCCGCCGCCCACGTTGTAGGCAAAGCTCACAAGTGCGCTGAGCTGGTTTTCAGTCAACGGCACCGTCACCATCGCGGCAACGGCACGCTCGAATCCTTGCAAGTCGTTGGCTAAGTAGTCGGTGGCCTGTTGTTCTGTGCATTTGTCACCGCGTTGCACCTTGCGCCCGTCGGGGTAGACGGTGGTGCCGATGCCGATTGTCCAAACGCCTGCCGGACAAAGATACGCACGCAGGCGCAAGCCCTCGGCCTGCCGGATCAGCGACAGGCCGGCAGCGTTGGTGATCATTTGAAAAACTGAGCGGCGAGCTTAAACAGGCCCAGCACGGCGACCGCAGCGAGCCACACGCCGATGCCACGATTCACCCACTGGTCAACGCGCCGGTCTACCGTGACGATGGCGACCTCGTTGGCGGTGACCTTGGTTTCGACCGCGCCGATACGCTCGGCCTGTGCGGTCTGGCGCTCCTCGATCACAACTAGGCGCATGACCGCATCGGTGAGCTTGTCTACTTTCGCTTCCAGGCGCAGAAAGCCGGGATCGGTTGTCATCACATCACCCTGATGGCCGAGTAGTGGATGGTTGCCGTGGCCCCGCTGCTCTGCGTTGCCTGCACAATCAGCCCGCTTCCTTGGCTGATCGTCAGCAATGTGCCCGCGATGTTTGACATGATCCGAAACGAGCCGTTTTGCGTGCAGATAATGGCAAACGCTGCATAGCTCGCGGTGTTGCCAGATTGCAATTGCGCCGACACCAGCCACGTCGAGCTGTTAACGTCGGGGATGGTGAATAGCGCGGTTCCGTTCGCGTTAGTCGCCGACACCGAGCCGTTGACTGTCGAGAAAATGCCGCTGACCATTTTCTTAAGGTTGCTCACCAAGCCGGCATCGGTAGACGCGCCGACCAGCAAGTTGCCGCTACCGTCCAGTTGCGGTGCGCCGGCCCGCGTCTGCGCGATGAATGCGGCATGTGCCCGCAGGTAGTCGTCCACCGTGCCCCGCGCAGACTCGCTGCCAGCAGGGGAGTTGGACGCGGCAGTTGTGGACAAATCGGTTATTACTGTCGGGACGGGCATGGATAATGCTCCCTTGTTGCGGGATAACTGGAGTTTGAATGGGCGAAGACTTGTGGGGCGTTAGCCCGATCTGGCTGGGCTACCTAGGGGCGGCGATTGTCTTGGCGTGGTGGAATGGCCGGAAGCGCAAGTAGCCCGCCGGTCAGGTAAGGCGTAGCCTGCGGGCCAGTCAAAAGCCCGCGCACCGACGGTTGATCGCGTTGCATTGCGAGCAGTCCTCGCGTATCCAGCGCCTGCGATTGCTGCATCCCGCGCACAAACCCGCGCACCGTGTCTTGCCCGATTGGCAAGCGGCCCGCGATTGAATCAAGCAGATCCAGACCGCGCCCGGCAAGCATTGCGCCGGTGTTGGAGTTGTTGACGGCAGAGCCACGCGGTTGCACGTTTTCATACCGCGCCACGCGCCCGACTGCTTTCAGTTGCGCGATCTCATCCGGCTGGAAGAACAGCGCAAGCTTGCGGTCGCCAATTGCCCGCAGCGCGTTGTCATAGCCACTCGCGCTAAAGTTGCCAACTTCATCTGCTGCGCCGTTGAGTGCTTTCGACTTTAGGTGCGCGGCGATCTGCCCGCGAATTGCATCGATTGCCGACTGGTCGCCGTCGATAGCTTGGCGCAGCGCCTGGACGCCGCTTACGGTTGCTTCTCTGCCCTGCCCGGTGATGTAGGTCGCAACAAACTTGTCAGGCTCGACGCCTTCATAAACCGCCCTCAGTGCCGGGACGGATTCAATGCGCTGCATCATTGTGCGGTTTGCCGCACGAGCCTGGTTGAAACTTGCAACAGCATCCTCGCCGAGCTGCGGCGCGTTGGGCATGGCGGGCAGGTTGCCGGGGTTGACGTTGCGAGCGCCAGCCGCGCCAGTCTGCTGACCCAAGCCCATAACAGGCGTGTCATCCAGTGCGCTACGGACAACGCCGAGCGCCAACCGTGTCGCGCCGTCATTGCTGGCCCGTTGCAGGTTGCCGATGGCCGTCTTCAGTTGCTCGGCGTAGTCAACCGTAAACGGCACTTCGCCGCGGGCAATGCGGTTCATGTGATCGCGCACCGCGGGCGGCAACGAACCGCCCAGCAACCTGTCGTCCAGCGCCTGCGCTGCGCGTTGCGTAAACTGCGCACCGTCTAGCGGAAATGAGCGCCCCTGCGAGTCTCGAGCCGCGCTGTAGAGACTGTCCACACCGGCTTTCTCTGCGGCAAGCCTGTTGCTAAGAGTACCGATCACCTGCTCGCCAGCGCCGATACTGTCCGTCCTGGTGCCTGCGCCCTGCCTGTTTAGCGAGTCAATAAGCGTGCGGTTGTTTGCGTTTTGTACCCCGGCAAGCCGCTGCATTCCCACATCGGTGCTGTTAGCGCCCGTCTTTGCGAGATTGCGCTCGCGTGTGATCTGCACCGGATCAAGCGTGATGTTGCCGCGTGTCGGCGTTGCCCCGACCGTCCTGTAATCTGCCAGCCGCGCCAGCACTTCCGGGCGCAGATCGCCGCCGGTCTTGAGCGCGTCCGAGACTTCGGCGCGTAGCGATTGGCGAACATCGTCAGCCAGTGCGCGATAGTTGATGCCTTGTCTCGAGAGTGCCAATTCGATCTGCAAGTCAACCTGTGCAGGCGATGGCGGCGCAATCCGCGAGCGCATCGCGTCCACTGTTGCTTGAGCTTTGCCCGCCACCATCGGCACCGCGACACCTGTTGCAACGCCACCTAACAGTGATGCAATGGCTTGCTCTACTGGCCCGCCGCCCGCTTCTCTCACGCTGCCGCCTGCACCGCCCGCGCCAGCCGCTGCGGCAACCTGCTGGCCGGGGTTGGCGGCAAGCATTGACGCAATTGCGCCCGGTGCTTTGGATGCCATCGCAGCAACCCCGCCAGCACCGGCCATCGTGCGCGTGATGTCCCCGACGACTCGCTCGTTGGCGTCCCTTGGTTGCGGTAGGCCAAACCTGTCGGCAAGCGCAGGCAGCGCATCCATTGCCATAGGCGCACGCGGCAGTTTGGTGCCAGCGAGATTATCAACGCCTGTCGCGGCAAGGTTGTAGAGCCTGCCAGGCACATCAGCGACCATTGCTGGCAGCGCCCCGCCGCCCTCAATGACATACCGCGCAGTCAGGCCGAGTTGCCGGGGAATGTCGCGGATGACTTCGCCTGCACGCACGGCCATCGGCTTGTCGGGCGCGGGCATGGCTTTCGGTGCGCCGGTCAGATGCGCGACGATCTCCGCATCGCTGTAGCCAGCCTTTCGCGCCGCGTCCGCGTTGAACTTCGCAGACGTAGCAAGATGCGTGGCAATCTCCGAATCGCTGTAGCCTGCGGCGCGTGCCGCTTCTGCGTCGAATGCCATGTCAGGGCGCTCCGAAAGACGACAACGGCGGGCGACCGCCAGATGGCGGGCTTGCGGCAGCGCCGCCTCTGCCTAACGGGCCAGCGCCCAATGCGATTCCTTCAATCTGACGACGGCGGTCAGCCGCTTTTTGTTGAATGGTCACTGCGTCGTCGTTAGGTTGCGGAAAATATTGTCGATCGGCGCTTTCAAATTCGTCTTTACCGATTACCGCGCCGGACTCTTTGCGCAACACCGCGTTAATAAAACTGCGTTTTGCTTGGTTGTACTGACGAGTCTCTGGAGACAAAAAGTAGTTTTGTCCGGCGGCAGTTGCCCCGCCAATCACCGGGAAGCCCGCAATATTGTTTTGCATTGCAGCGCCAACAATGCTGGGCTTGCTACCTAGAGCGTTGATAATTTTATCGGCCGCGTCTGCACGACTAGCAAACAGGTTGTCTCTTGTCTGCGCCTCGGTCGGAGCTTTGCCGGCTGGCACCATCGGCTGCCCGCCAACAAGAATCGGAATCGTTGCGCCCGTTTTCTTGTCAACAATCAGCCCTTGATCTGGCAGCACTTGCCCGTTGTTTATTCCAGCGTTTCGCGTATCCATCGCAAGTCGATCGCGTGATAGCCCAAGGTTTGCCTGAGCCACCCCGAGATTGCCCATCGCCACTCGATTGCTTGCTATTTCGCCCGGCGTCATTGTCTTAGTAAACGATGACGGTGGCGCAAACGGGTTGTACGGCGAGAGCGACCCACCAAGATCAGCCATTCTCATCTCAACCGGCTTGGCAAAGTCTGCGCCAACCTGATTGCCGTAGTCGTCAACCTGCCGTGTCTGCGGCAAATTGTTTGGCCCCATCACCTCAAATGTCCGCGCAACTTTTGCCCTGCCTGCATTGGCGATGTCGGCAAGCTCTGCTGGCTTAATGCCAAGCGCCGCCGCCTCTGCTGCAAGTGCTTGCGTTAGGGGCTGCATCCCAATTCTGCCAAACAAGTCTTGACGTCGACTGTCTAGCTCAATCTTTCTGCGTGCCTCTTCTTGCGCCGCCATCAGTTGCGCCCGTCGAAGCTCAGCTTCCGACTGCTGGCCCTCCATCTGCTGACGCAGAAACTGCTGACGCATTGCCTGCTGCTGCGCCGCGGGGAATGCGTTGAAAGCCGCGCCTACGCCACCGCCCTGCGACATCGGCGTCATCAGCGCCTGGGATGCGCCGAGCAGGCCCATCGTCAGCGGATCGTCAAACCCGCCCTTGCTCAGAAGTCCCGGCATCACACGCCTCCGTAGGTTGGCGCACTGTAATGAACGCCGAATTCCGGCATGTGGGGCTGCATCGGCATGTAGGACTGCGGCATTTGGCGCTGCGGTGCTTGCAACGCGGGCGGCATGTAGGACTGACGCGGGCTAAGCAAACCGCCCATGTACTGATTCATCATCTGCGCCGTGCGCGAGTTACCGCCGCCCATGCCCAGACGACCGCCTATGCCACCGGGCATGCCCATGTCGTTGTTGATCATTCCACCGCCAAACAATGCGCTAAGCGCACCGTAACCACCAAACCCTGCACGGCCTCCGAACGGGCCGCCCATGCCGCCGCCCATGCCCATGCCCATGCCCAGACGACCGCCTATGCCGCCCGGCATGCCCATGTCGTTGGTAAGTCCACGGCCAAGCAAGCCGCCGCCTTGTTGAGCGAATGGTTGCGACATGTAGCCGCCGAAAATGTCGGAATAGTTCATGGTCGCCCCTTAATAAACAAACCCGTTGCGAATCTGTTGAGCCGCGTCGTTGTTAAAGCCCAGCATGTCCGCGCTTGACGGCCCGCTCGAGAACGGGTTGCTGCCACCGAGCAAGCCAAAGCCGCGAGCAAGACCAAGCCCGCCCGTAGCGCCACCGACCGCGCTCATTAGCGGATCGAATGACTGCGAGCTAGTAGCAGTCCGGCCAAGATTTGGATTGAACATGCTAGCCATGACATCAAGCTGCTTGTACGGGTATTGCATGGCCTCTTGGAACTGGCCGTAGTCGTCGGCGATGTACTGCTGGCCGAGCGCCTGCTGTTGTGCGCCGATGCCTTGCAGCGCGTTGGCGTTGTTGAATCCGTACTGCTGCTGTGCGCCTGCAAACCCTGGCGCTGCCAACGTGGCCTGCTGCTGGCGTCCGCGCTCCGCTTGGTAGTTGCCGCCGTACAGTTGGTTCGCAAACGAGCCGAGAGAGTCGCCAAACGCCCGCCCCTGTTGGCCTGCAAGCTCACTCTGTGCGCTGCCGCCAAATGCGCCACCAAAGCCCGCCATTGCATTGGTCTGCGCCCCAGTGCCGATCTTGTAGGCGTCAGCCATGCGGCCCGCTGCGGCGTCGTAGGTGCCGCGAAGGTACGGGTTGCTGTCGGGCGACAGGTAGTCACCGTTGATTGTCTTGGATAGCTGATTCTCAGCCTGGCCGAATAGCGGCGAGTAGGTGTTCGCCTGCTGCCGCGTCATGTCCATGCCCGCAAGCTGATCTTCGGTAAACGGTGCCACGCGGCTATTGCCGTATGCCTGATACGGGATCTGGCTTGTGGCGTACACCTGGTCGGCGTACTGCGGGCCGTAGGCTTCGAGCCACGACGGCAGTGATTGCGTAGCGGTGGTCTGCCCGCCACCTCTTCTGCCAAGCAGGCCACCAAGCACGCTGCCGCCTGCGGTGATTGCTGCCGCTGTCATGATTGGCATGTGTGTACCCCTTTGATCAATTGTTTGTCAGCCGATTGCGCATCGGCACAGTCAGTCGCATGGACGCAAAACCACACGGCGTTCTCTGTTGCTTCGATAACGTGGTTTGCGCCAGCCTTTATCAAGACGCAGGCGGGTGCCGTGTACTCGGCAACTTCGTCGCCCACGCCGACGTAAACCTTGCCGCTTGCCAGCACCGACAAGTGGTCAAACTCGTGCTTGTGCTGGACAATGAAAGAGCCAGCAGGAATGTGTATCTGCTTGGCGTAAATGCCGCCGCCAAAGTGGTGTTCCTGGTGCAGCGCAAGGCTTTTAGACGCCGCACGCAATGCAATGTCCGCAACGTCCATTAGTTCCCCGTGAGAGTTCGCATGGGCAGCCATGTGCCCGGTGTTCCAGATGCGGTGCAGATCCAGCCGGTGATGACGTACTTGCTGCTGGCGCTACCGAGCTCCGTCGGCGTGCTGTTGCGCACGATGTCGCCCTGCGCCCAGTCGCCGGTTGTCGGTGCCGCAGTCATCGCCCCATGCGAGACAGCGATGCGGCCTTCGGTCACGCCGTTGAGTTGCCGCGCAATGTTGGCAAAAAGTGTTTTGATCGAAACAGTAAACGTCGGCCCAGCTGCGGGCGGCACTGCTGGGTCTTCGTAGATTCTCATTCGGCACTTGCGGGGATAAGCTCGATGTCCAGTCCCGAAAGCTCGAATGGCCCGGTGTTGGTGATCTCGAGCTGATGCCACCGCGCCTCGGCCAGCATGTCGAATCTGTTGTCAGTGAAGTCAGACGTTGACCAGAGCGCGGTCGGGTCGCCGATGGAGTCGCTGACGTACAGGGTTAGCGATGCCGCGCTCGGCTCGGTGAAGTGGCGCGGGCGCACTCGGCGCATGAGCGACACACTGCCATCGGTGCCAAAGTAGCCTGTGCGATACACCGAAGTTGCTGCTGCGCCGTTAATGGTGGCGATCTTGTCGCCGGTGGTGACGATGGCCGGCGCTTCCATCTCAGCATCTGAGAACAACTCGTCGTAACTGGCCCCGCTGATGTCGTCGTATGTCGCGCCAGTCGCCGGCACGTTTGCATAGGTCGCCGATGGGGTGATGTATTGCAGGCCAAAGGCCGCCAAGTAGTTGCGCCCCCTGCCCCACTTATTGGTACGGTAGGAGTAGATCAAGCAGTCGTTGAGCGAGCCGGTGGATTCGCTGTTAGCAAACAGCACATAGACCGCGCCCGCCGCCTTGTCCACGACGCAGGCGGTCTTGTCGCGGTAAATCGGGTTGAGCTTCTGGTAGAACCAGCGCGTGACCAGCCCATCGCCAATCGGCAGCGGGCGCGTGCCATCGAAAACGTACATGCTGCGCGGGCCGACGATGAAATGCGCGGGCGCTCCGTCCTTGACGATGTTGCACACCGCAAACTTGCCAACGCATCCGGCATCACCGGGCACGAGCTGCCATGTCCACCAAAGAGGCGGCCCGCCATTGGTACCGAGATACACGCCGGTCGATTTGTAGGCCACGCACTGCTCGCCCAGCGCCTTGGCAGCACGGATCGGCCCCGGAGTCTGGTAAAACCTGCCGCGCACGCTGCCGGTGGCTATCGCAGGCGTCCAGTCTGTCGCGTTGCTCTGCGCCGATGTCCACCAGCCATCGCGGTAGTCCCAGCTAGAGCCGTCCGACACGTTGAAGGCCAGCGCAAACAATCCCGCGACTTCGACAATCTCAGCACGCGGTGCGCCGCTGATGTCGGAAAACAAGCTGCCGGTAGAGACTTGCATCACCGTGCCCGAGTTGGCAGCAAGCGCCTGGTTGCCGAAGGTGGCGAAGTACCAGGTGCTGGCAGCAGGTGCGGCATAGGCACTGGCCGATCTGGTGACCACCGCCCACGTCGTGCCGCTGGTGCTGTACAGCGCGACGGCGGTGCCCGCATAGAGCGTCTTGGAGCTATCTACGCGCTCCACAGTGGCCGCGCCGATGCAAGCTGCGGCGAGCGTATCAATCCCCGCGTCCGCAGCGGTAGGGGCCGCCTTTATGCCGCGCTCTACAGGGATGATGCCGGTCGCGTCCAGCAGCACGCCGACTGCCGCCGGGTCAGCGTCCGGGGCGAAGGTGGCAAGGTTAAGCAGCATCAGCCGAACCGAATGTCATAGGCCGACTCACGCGCCGGCATGTCGTTGATCTTTGCGAAAGTCGCCGAGTTCTCGAAATTCCGCAGCTCGTTGCGATTCAGTTCGTCGATCCTTGCAATCGTCATCTGCTCATAAGTCAGCAAGCGAGAGTCGTCCATGACGTACTTGCGGGCCTCGGCGAGCGATGCCATCAGGTAAACATCCGGGTAGTTTTGCAGCACCCAATTCGTATCGGAGTCCGCGACAAAGTTGGCGAGCTTCGATTTGTAGACAAAGGTCGCCGACACCGTGTCAGCCGGGTAAATCTGAATCTGGCTATTGACGATGGTGTAGACGTTGGAATCCGGGGTAATGCCGTTTTGCTGGATCGCCCGCATGTCAGCGGCGGTCACAGCTCGAAACTCGATATTGCCGTTGGTCATCCCAATGGCCGCGCCGAAGTTGGTCGGCAGCGATGCGATGCCGGCAACGAATGACAGCGATGCGGATGTCTCGAGACGCGGAGACTTGATGGTGCGGCTAAGGCGGGCAGTTGCGAATTGGATGAACGTCGGAATCCTGCTTGTCGTGTCGTTGCGATGCAGCCATGCGGCCACCTCGGTTTTCAGTTCGCCGAACGTATCAATCGCCATAGTTTCCTCAGTAATTAGCGGGGCCAGCCTTGTGAGCCGGCCCCGGTTCTAGCTAACGCTTAGGACGATCAGCCGTCAGCGTGCAGACGCGCTGCGAGTTGGGCACGCAGCGTCTTGTAGCCGTACAGCACATCAATCCGGCAGGGGAACTGGTCGGTCGAGATGACGTACTGGCGAACAGTCCGCATCGAGATGCCGTCGTAGACTTCACGAGCGGCGAAATCGACACCCTTGGGCAGCACCAGGTCGGCGGTGGCAAAGGTGAACGCATCGCGGTGGTAGACCATCGACGGCGTAAGCTGCTCCGCATTGCCTGCGCCGACTTTGACGATTGCCGAACTGTTTGCCATACCGGCAGCAACCACGTTTTGCAGAGCGCCCGAGCTGTACAAGGCCGGCGCAAACGCCACCGAACCCGCGCCACCAGCGTAGTCAGTGGTCACCACGAACTGCTGGAGAACGCCGGTCGAAACCTTGGTCTCCGGGTGAACGCGGAAGCAGCCTGCAACGGTGAAGATGTCGCCAGCCTTGAAGGTGGCGGTGCCGGTTGCAACGGTGACGCTAGTCGAGCCGTTGGTGGTCACTGCGCCGTTGACGGTGTAGGTGGTCGTCTTGGGAGCGGTGCCGGTGGTGTGGTTGGCCAGCAAAGTGTTTTCGTAGAAGTCGAAACCACCAGTGCGACCCATCATGCCCTCTTTGTACTGCTGCTTGATCGCGTTGGAATCCTGGAACAAGCCCTTGAGCGCATCGACCAGCTTCGCAGTGTGATCGGTGGACAGCAGCGCGGTGCGGTTGTTGTCCATCGGCGCAAGGTTGTCGTTCAGGATCTTGCGGCCCTGCATAATGTTCAAGAACGTGAGCGCATTGCCGTCGTTGTCGACAATGTTGTAAACGTCCTTGTACATCGACAGTGCGTCAGCCTCGATGTTCGCGGCCAGCACAGCCATCGCCGGTTCAAGAATCCGATCGGCGAAGTCGTCAATGTCCATCGTGAGTTCTTTGCTCGAGAACTCGATGTCCACGCCCTTTTGCGTTGCGACTTGCAGGGTGGTGGACTGCTCGACGGTGTTTTGCACCGAAAGGCTGGCACCGGAACGGACGGTGTACTGGTTGGGCAGACGGATCTTCAGCGAGTCGCCGATTTTCGCGCCAGCGTTGGCGTACGAATCGTCGTACTGACGGTTGATGGTGCCGATGAAGTTGAGTTTTTGCCTTGTGTTCGCTTAGGCTCGCTACACCTAAACCGCTCTGCTTTCATCAAAACAGAGCCGCTGCAAGTTTCCGTTGCAGAGCAGACTATCTCACCACCCTATTGCTAGGGTGCGATGCGCTTCGAGCCGCTTGGCCCTACTTCCTTACGGAATAGTCGTTACACCTTACCTGACTGATGCGGGCATACGCCGCCGTTGCGGTGTTTGCCAGTGTTGCAGTTCATACAGAGAATTTGGAATCCAGGCGGGAAGTTATGCCGCTTTATCCACTGATAAAACGACGTGCCACCCTTCGCATGGACACCTTTTTTCCGCATTTCGTTTCCGTCGTTGTAGATGTGATCTACAGACAGAAACAGCGGCTCGGTTTCATTGCAGCATACGCAGCGATAGCCGCCGTAGGCTTTGAAAACCGCATCTTTCGTTACAGCTTGCGCTCGGAGAGTTTTGTCGCGCTCCGCCTGACGAAACTTTTCAAGCTCATCAGGAGGAAGCGTTTTAACTAGCTCTCTGCGCCGGTTACGCATTTTTTCCGTGTAAGCGACACCGAGACGTTCTCGATATTGCTTTGCATACACGTTATGCCTGTACTGGTCTTTCTGTCGCCTTTCGGCCAGATAAACCCGCGTGCATTCTGCGCAACGCCAAGTTCGCCCGGATCGCTCCGTCGTGAACTTAGCCCCGCAACCCTTGCAGGTCACAGTCTTGTTCGCTGCCTTTGTTCTTTCTCTGTACTGACGCTGGTACTCCACTTGCTTAGCCTTGGCACAGGCCTCGCAGTGAAGTTTGTGGGCTTTGTGAGGCTTCGCAGCCTTGCCGCACGTTTTGCATTCAATCAGGTCTTGGCTCGGTATTACCATGCCCAATTATACTTAGCTTTTGATGCAATCTCAAGCTGATAACTGGGTTTAGGCTTCCACCGAATTCACACCGTTATTCGATGCCCCTTACGAGGCAAAGCCACTAAACTTAATGGAGGATTTGCAGCGCCTTGCGGGTGACTGCGGTCGGGGTAAGAATCGTGTTCGATGCCATTTTTGGCTCCTAGAAATGAAAAAACCGCCCGAAGGCGGTCGTGTTTTGGTTGTGTGTGCTGCTACCTGCGGCGCATCTTTGCCATGCGGGCGTTTTCCATCCGCATCCAGTCCTCGGTGCTCATACGGTCAGGATCGACCACGCCTTTTGCGTTGCCGCCGCTGATCGTGCGAACAGGTTTGGGTGCTGGAGTTGGGGCAGGAGCGCCGGCCTTCTTGGTCATCTCTGACAGCACCTTTTGCGCGTGGAGTGCTTTGACGATCCACGGTGCTTTGATGCCGTCTAGCTCGCTCTCATCGGCTCCGAGTTGCTTGGCAACGGAGCGCAATTCGCGTGCGTAGTCGGGCGACCAGTTACTAATCTCGCGCTTGAGTGCGTCGTTGGCTTGTTGCAGACGCTGTGCAGTTTCCTGCTGCTCTTGCATTGCCCGTTGGCTCTCGTGCTGCTGGACTTGTGAAACAAACTGCTGGCGCGAATCCTTCAACTGTTGGTACTGGAAGAATTCCTGCTGCGCTCGCACCGGGTCGGTCTGGCTCAGTTGCTGCCAGTCAACGCCCTGGTACATTTGCAGTCGCTCATCCATAGCGGTAAGTCGTGCAACCGTTTGGATGTTTGCCCGCTCTGCTTCGATTCGGGCGGTCTTGCTCGCAAAGTCCGCTTCGGCTTGTTGGCGTGTCTGCGCCAGTTCCTGCGTCTTTCGCGTGTAGTCGGCCTGCCTAAGCACCGCGTCCTTCAGTTCCTTCGGGACTGCGTATCGCTTGCCTTCGTATTCGACTTCCTCGAATTCCTCTGCCGGCTCTTGCGAGTCGTCGGGGGTTTCCTCGGCTTGGTCGGCGTCGGTTGCAATATCGCTCGGCTCTTGCGCAGGCTCAGGCGCGGAGAGTTCCGGGTCGCCCGGATTGTTCTCGGTTTCGTTCAT